TTTTTATTTATAACTGGACATTTTTTAACTGCTTGATTATACGATACAGATTCAGATAAATTTGTTTCTTTTACCGGATTAAAAAGATCTATACTTATTATTCCCCAATATATTAATCCTAGTGTTATTATAGAAAATACTCCAGGAATAACACCTAATTTTGAATATGCTAATAATACAACAAATATACTGATTATAGATACAATTGTTAATTTATAATGTTTCAATGTTTCCTTTATAATTGAAAATGATGATATTTGTTTACCATTCATTATTGCTTTCATAAATAATGTTGAAATTATTGAGATATTGAAAAATACCATTGGTAAAATTGAAACAATAGGAAAACCAAATATAAGTAAAAATACAAATAAAATTGACAATACTACTCCTAAAAACCAATTTAATGGGTTTATAATTGTAACATCTTCCCATTGTGGTTTTCCATTACCTTTATCATTTGTATTTGTTTTAAAGAACCATGACATATTTATAAACCATAAATATATGAAATAAAGAGTATTTATTACAGCTCCAAAAGCGTATAAAAATCCACAAATAATAGGACCAAAACCAATTATAGCTAACTCAGATAATGTGTTATTCATTAAATTCATAATCGTGTTAATTACTGAATAATTAAATTGTAATATGGATTCTGAAATTGAAATAAAATAATTCGCTAAAAAGTTAGATGAAGATTTTTCTTTATAGTTTTTAAATATTTCGATCAGTTTATTTTTTGAATTTATATCATAAGGTATTTCCATTTTCATAGACATTTCAGGATCAGTAAATGTCGTAAAAATATTTGTTTGAATCGGACTTGGATTAATATTTGGTTGTGTATCAGTATAAGGAGCACAATTTGGATCAGATGGCAAAATATTTGATTGTGCTATTTTACATACAAATAATATTAAGGAGCTGATTGAAAAATATAATAAAATTATGACAAATATTGTAATAACAGAATATAGAAATCCTCTTATTTTAGATACATAACTTTCAACTGAATTTGAAGGTGAATCTTGTCCTTTTTTTTCATCTATAGTACTTGTATCATTAGAATCTAACATTACTTATATTTAATTGATATAAAAAATTTAATATCAATTTATTATATATGAAATATAGTTTATTTTTACAATTAATTGCGTTAATATTATTATTTGTTATTTTTTATACAATTGATTTTTTAGTTAAAGAAAATTATATTGTTGAATGTTTTAATAGCTCTATGACCAGTCATACAGTTGATTTACCCTTAAATACAACTTACACTTGTCAAAATTTTTGTGGACCTACTGCTAGATGTGCCATAACTGGACAACAATGTTTTACTGATATAGATTGTCCTGGTTGTCAACCTTATTCGCCACCTCTTCCAAAAACAAAAGATTGTATACCAGGTAATAATGATGCTGGAAAATTAACTGTTGGTGTCACTCCAACTTATTCAACATTAACAACTGGTTATGGAACTAGAGAGAAAATAATTACAAAAAATATGTATGCTAAATCACCACAAGCTAATTTTGGGTATGATACATGGGGAAAATCATTTAACGAAGGTGAAATTTTGTTTAATAAACGATATAAACCAAATCAATTAGAATATATGCCTAATTATCAGCCAATGTATAGTATAACAGGTGAATTTATTAGTGACGAGCCTTTACCATCAAATTATTAATTCTTATCAATTATAACTTCTTTAGCTATATTTCTTATGATTTTATTTTGTTTTTCTATATCATTATTACCCAAACCACCCATAGTTTCTATAACAATCTTACTATATTCATCAGCATATTTCGAATGACTATAGTTACAATCTGGATGAAGCTCTTTATATTTTGGTAAAAGTTTTTCATTTTTTAAAGCAACTTTTTTTATTGCTTTACGTAGACGTTCTTTTTCATCGTTGTCTTTTTCCCATTTATCTTGATCTTTTATGTAAATAACTTCTCGTTTTTTATCAGCACAATGAACTGGGCGTTTATGAACATCTAATGCTTTTAAATTTTTAACAATAATATTTGATATTCCTTCAACAAATCCTAACTTTCCTATATTTTCTAAATCTGACAATTGAAGCTCTAGTGAATCAATAAATTCTGTAATATTCATAGCATCTTTACAGGTTTCATTTAAAAACATATTTAAATTAAATATTTTGTTATTATTATTTGAATTAATCATTGTATTGTTATTAGTAGTATTACAATTTCCACATATTTCAACAATTTTATTTGTAAGCTGTTGGTTATGTTTTTGTGCCTCATTATTTAATGTTACAAGTTCTTGATTTTGTTTTACAACTTCTAAAACAAGATTTGTTAATGTTTTAAATTCACCTTCACTATTGTAAGAATTATTTTTATGTAAATAATAACTACATATTTTCTTATGCTTTGACAGTCCTTGACTAAATTTATATATTTTACCACAAAGACATTTAAATTCTTTTTTATAATTATTTTGCTCATTTTGCTCCAAAAACTCACCTCCAATGTATCCAAAATGTATCATTTTATGTTTACCGGATAAAATGTGTCTATCATAGTTATTTTTTTTACACGTTTTATAGTTACAAAATTCACAAGAAAAACTATTGCTCGTTTTTTGCTCAATGCTCGTATCCATTGTATCCTTAATGTATCCACAGAAAAAAATGTTTAAATTTTTACTATAAAAATTTATCGTAATAAAATAAAATTTATTTTTTTTGTAATGACACGTTAAAAATTTTTTATGGTCACAATTTGTGAATTTTGCATAAAATATCCAAGCTTTTTTTTTTTGGACATTTTTTTTGTCCATTTTTTAAAAGTTAAAATACTTTTAATTTTTTGAAAACAGTATTTTTATCTTCAAGTGTAGAGAAAAATATATGCTATTTTTCCAAAATTTTCAGAATTTCCCTTCATTATGTAGTGAACCGTCTTTTATAACTTGTAAAGTAAAATAAATTATATATTTCACAAGTTATGAAAAACTAATTCAAACTCTTAAAGCATATATTATTTCTCAATTTTTTCTATTTTTTTTATTGCATTTTTTAGATATTTACCACAAGGACCACAATTATCTTCATTTGCTAAATCTATTTTATTGTTTAATTTTTTATGACATGATTCAATATTCCATCTTCCTAATGGAGGAGGTTTATGATACGAGATTAAGAATAATCTTTGAATATAGAGTATGATTTTTTTCAACATTATTTTAGATATAGTATTCTATATGTAATTATATTTAAATCATTTTTTTTTAATTTACGCCTTTGAATATTTCTATTACTTCATGAACATTAGGGAAACACCAACTTTGTTTTAGGTATTTTTATTAAGTAGCATATAATAAACCAGCATTTCCACCAACAAATATTACCATATTTACTCTCTCTTCTATCAAATACATATTGAAGTTATAATTATAAATTCTCCATGTTGGCTTATTAATACCTACAATATCACCTGTATTAGGATCACAAATAGTTAAAACTTGAGCATATGGATCTGCAGGAGGAGTTATAGTCGTAAATTCTAATTGTATATTTGTAAATCTACTCATATTCATAGCACCCGATGGTTGAACTTTAAATGGATCTGTATCCAAACAAAAATTATAACAATATAATCCCGGAGGAGCAAAACCAGCTGTTCTTACATACTTTTCTACAAAGTTATATACACCAACTGGTAAAATATTCTCTCTATATTGACCATCTAATAATATACCCATTGCTACTAATATTTCCTTCAAATTTTGTGGATTATATACACCTGTTACATATAAACCTGTCAATGTTCCATCTGGATTTAAACCTGGACCTATTAATGGAGGATTTGGTAGTGGCGCTGGATTTGGATTCGGATAATCCCCTGCTCTCGAAGCAAGTATAACATCTTGTGGCATATAATCATAAGGCCAATTTGAATAATTTGACCATTGATTTCTTAAATTAACATCACTACGTTGAAAATAAAACATCCAACTTATCACCATACCCATTGAATCTAAATCAATCTTATTAGAACCAGTTACATTATAGTAAGGTTTTTCATAAATTTGTTTAATTAAATATTTTTGTTCATTTTTAGCAAATATACTCGATTCATCATCTGAGAGAAAACAATAAGTACAATTTAAATTAATATCAGCGAACCAATTAGTTCTTATATCTATATAAGAATTAGGTCCCAATTCTTCATCTGGTGGGGTTTGTAAAAATCTATAAAATTGCATATATAATTGGTTAAAATTTGGTGCAATAACAGGATAATTATTTGTATAATCAATTACATCACGAATTGTAAACCACTCATTTATAGGTCTAAATGAGATATTTATCCATAATTCATTATATTGAAGAGCAACTAGTGGGAAAGCTTGAGTAGAGAGAAGGCTAAACCACGAACCTAAAGGTATATATAAAGTACGTCCCATTATTGAAGGCTGAGCTCCAGCAGGACTTGTTGTATAAAAAGCATTTGGATAAGCATTTACACGAGCACCTGCATTTGCTGGATCATTTAATTCTGGAATATTACCTATCATCTCATCAAATAAAGCACGTTTACTTCCAGAAAAATCTCTTCTAACTGAATTTAGTATATATTGTCCTGAATATTGTTGTAATTGTTGATTACCACAATTTATCGTAATTTTACTTATAATTTGAGCACCCAAATCTTTAATCCATCTAAATTCGTATGGTGCCCAATCAGTATAAATAGTTGTACCATCAGGTTGTATAACAGTTTGAGGAGGAATAATTGGACTCCAAATATTTGGTAATGTTATACATATATAAGAGTCCATTAATAAATCTGCATATCTACGTATTTTAAATGTAAACGTGCTTTCATTTGTAAGATTTAGAAGAGGCGTTCCTTCATAGTCTATCCTAAAATTTTGCTTACCATAATTGGTGTATTTTTTATATGTGCATTTAAAAAACGATTTTTGAGGATTAGAATTTAAAATTAAATTAGATTGTCCTTGCGAGACAAGTTGCATAAGTCCTCCAGCCATATTTAGTATATACTAGTATTATTTTTTTAAATCATATATTATTTTAAAATATTCTCTCTAAAAATTAAAAATAATATATTATATTAGTAATGTCAATAAAATCAACAACTGATTATTTAAGCACTATTAAAAATATGGACCAAGATTTCCAGAGTTATATGATAATGATATTTATTGGTATAATTTTAATAATTTTTATTGGGTATATGATTTATTTGAGTAGACTTGAAAATTCTGAATGTAATTATATGAATAATTTATATTCGAGTGTAGATGGAAATATTAGACCTATAACATCTTCAGACCCTGATTGTAGTGGTAACTTATATGATTATTATATTAAAACCGCTTATAATGCTTGTTCTGGCGGAAGTTATAAAAATGACTTCGTTAATGTTTGTAATCTTAAAGCAGTTATTAAACAGGGAGTTAGATGTTTAGATTTTGAAGTTTATTCAGTAAATAATCAACCAGTTGTTTCTACAAGTACTATCGATAGTTACTATGTTAAAGAGACTTTTAATTCAGTTAATTTTGCTTCTGTTATGGATACAATTAGAAATTACGCATTTTCTGGTTCAACATGTCCAAATCCAACTGATCCAATTATTATCCATTTAAGATGTAAAAGTAATAACCAACAAATGTATACCAAATTAGCAGATATTTTTAAATCTAATAATGATATTATGCTTGGTATGCAATATAGTTTTGAAGTTGAAGGTAAAAATTTAGGAAATGTTCCATTACTATCTCTTCAAAATAAAGTTATTTTAATAATGGATAGAAGTAATCCAGCATTTATTGAAAATCAACAATTATTGGAATATGTCAATATGACTAGTAATTCTATATTTATGAGAGAGCTTAAATTCTATGATGTTAAAAATAATCCCGATATTAATGAATTAACAGAATTTAATAGACAAGGAATGACTATAGTTATTCCTGACAATGGTTCTAGTCCTCCTAATCCTAGTGCTATGATATGTAGAGCTAGTGGATGTCAAATGATAGCAATGAGATATCAACTTGTTGATAATAATCTTATGGAAAACACTTTATTTTTTGATAGAGCTGGTTATGCCTTTTCTCTTAAACCAATTAATTTACGATATGAACCTATTACAGTTCCAGCTCCAACACAACAAAATCCAGAATATTCTTATGCTACAAGAAACTCGTCAACTGATTACTATAGTTTTAATTTTTAATATTATTAATTTTGAATACTATATAATAAAAATAAAATAAATTGATTAAAATATAAGATTTTATTTAGATTAACGACACTACTTACATTTCACAATATAATTCAACCTGTCAAATATTATAATACACTTTAGGGTATTTTATATCACTTAAAAAAATGAAAAATTTTTATTTTTTTTAGGATAATTTTATCTCATTTTTTTTCAGTCAGTGTAATATTATTTTAATTGAATAATATAAGAATGCCTAAAGATAAAAATCACTGTAAAGATTTATCATTTGCTGATTGTGAATTAGCAATTCTACGTATGGCAGTTGACAAAGCTGAAGAAAAAATGGGTAGACGCGTTGTAAACTCAGAAGATATACAAAAAATTATAGATATTGTTGAAGAATTTATAAAACGTAAAAAGTTGATTTGTTATGGAGGAACAGCTATAAATAATATATTACCAGAAGAAGATAGATTTTATAATAAAGAAGTTGAGATTCCTGATTATGATTTTTTCTCTCAAAATGCTTTACACGATGCTAAAGAATTAGCAGATATTTATTATAAAAAAGGATTTATAGATGTAGAAGCAAAATCAGGACAACATCATGGAACTTATAAAGTTTTTGTAAACTATATAGCTGTAGCAGATATAACATTTATACCAAAAGAAATATATACTATAATTAAAAGAGATTCGATAAGCATTGATGGTATATTATATGCTCCACCAAATTTTTTAAGAATGTCTATGTATCTTGAATTATCTAGACCTGCAGGTGATATTAGTAGATGGGAAAAAGTATTAAAAAGATTATCACTTTTAAATAAAAATTATCCGATAACAGATATTAATTGTAATGAAATTGACTTTCAACGTGAAATGGAAAATAAAGTAAACGAAGATAAAATTTATGAAACTGTTAAAAATACATTGATAAATCAAGGTGTTGTTTTTTTTGGAGGTTTTGCTAATGTTTTATATTCTCAATATATGCCAAAAAATTTACAAAAAAAACTACAAAAAGATGCTGATTTTGATGTTTTATCGAATGATCCAGAGAAAACAGCAGAAATTATTAAAGAAAGATTAGGAGATAATGGTATAAAAAATATAAAAATAATTAAACAAAAATCAGTTGGAGAAATAGTTCCTGAGCATTATGAAGTAAAGATTGGCAAAGATACTATTCTTTTTATTTATAAACCTATCGGATGTCATAGTTATAATATTTTAATTATGAATGATAAAAAAGTAAAAGTAGCAACAATTGATACTATGTTAAGTTTTTATTTAGCATTTCTATATTCTAATAGACCTTATTACAATCAATTTATTGATAGAATACTTTGTATGTCAAAATTTCTTTTTGATGTTCAACAAAAAAATAGATTAGCTCAAAAAGGATTACTAAAACGTTTTAGTATAACGTGTTATGGACATCAGGAATCTATTGAAGAAATGAAAGCTGAAAAAGCCGCAAAATATAAAGAACTTAAACAGTCAAAAAATAAAAAACTTTTTGAAGAATGGTTTTTAAGTTATAAACCAGATGACATTAATTCATCTGTTGAACAATTAAGAAAAATTATTAATAAAAAGAAAAAAACCAAAAGTAAAATCAAAAAAAATGGATTTCTTAATCTGTATGGTTCAAAGACACGAAAAAATAAGAAAGGCATTTACTAAATTTTACTTGGACTTTGATTTATTGTACAAAAACCACCTGGACAATCTTGTTCTCCATTGCTAGAAGCATATTGTTTATTTTGATAAAATTTCGTAAAATTGTGAAAAATATATAGTCCAATTATAACTACTATTATAGCAATACCAATGTAAAAATAAATTGTATAATCACCATTCATTATTCCTCCAATAGTAATATTATTATTATCTGTAAGTTGATTTAAATTTGGAATATCCAAAGAAAATGCAGAATCCGTGATATCAATAGAATCCATTTATTATATTGATATCTTACAATATAATAAAAATTTAAACTCATAAGCAATATGTTTCTAAAATAGTGCTAAATATATCATAAGTTATTTTTGATATTATTTTTATAATTAAATTATTCTTAAATTCTTCTGGAATATATTTTTTGAAGTAAATGAATATATAAAATATATTTACTAATAAATATTCAAATAAAAGTTTTATATTATAATTAAACTTGTTCATAATATTCCAGTCATTAACAAAACTACACATAGGTGTATTTCTTTTTTTAATAAAAAAACTATGAATATCTAATAAACCAGACAATATTCTATGAAAATTAGTTTTTTCGTTTTTAATATTTATAGCATAAATAAATTTATCATAACTAAATAACTCCATATGTAAAATTTTTCTATTATTTTGTTCTTTAAAAATATAAGCATTTATTCCGTCAATATATTTTTTTTTATAAAGTATATTTTTATCAATTAAAAATGGCACATAACTCGATTTTATTATTGTATTAATTATGTCATCTACATTTTTATAATTAGATTTTACTACTTTTTTACGTTTTTTTATATCGTGGTAACAAATAAATAATTTATTATTTACTTTACAGCATATATCATCCGAAATTCTTTCTTGTAGAAATATTTTAAGAGATTTTAATGTATTTAATGTATATTTATTCTTAAATTCTTCATTAACTGCTTCATATAAATTTGGCATCAAATCAAAAGAGTCGATATAATATAATAAAGCTACTATTGAACCAATACTACATCCTGAAATTCTTTCTATTTTAATATATTTCCTTCTCTCCATTTCTTTTAAAAAAAAAAGTGCTCCAACAAGATAACTTCCATTAAACATACCTCCATCTAAAACTAAATCTATATGTTGTAATTTTTTATACTCTTCAGGTAAATTCTCTATTAATCTATTTACATATCCATCAATCATATAATTACATTTAAAATGAATTTAAATAATATAACGAAATAAATTTAGACTTTTAAATTTTAAGAGTTATAAATTTAATTATTTCCTAAACCCTTGAAGATTTTAAACCGCAACTTTTATAATTCGTTAATCAGTTATAAATATTCAATATATTCATCAAACTCTATATTTAGATATTTTGACATTCTATCTATTTTTACAGGATGGAATACATGTTTCACTAACTCTTCGCAAAAATATTTAGTATTTTGTTTCATTTTTTCATAATCTATTCTACAAATTATATGATAAATATTTGTATTTTGCGATAAATAATACCAATCAACTTTAATCGAAATGTCCGAATATCTAAAAGGCACCGAAATAAGATGTTATTTTCATTAATAAATGAAATAATAATCCAAATAATACACTTGTAAATAAATATCCATTTATATTATAATTTCCATCATTAAAAAATAGAAATGGAATATATGTATATAACAAACGCTTAAAAAATGGTAGTTGAAATAAAAAATATAAAACAGCTAATAATAAAGGAGCTTGAATTTCATTATATATATCATCTAATGAATCATTCATTTGTTTTCCGTTATTATATTGCTTTATCATATCAGAGGTTTGTTCGTAATTTTTAATATAATCAATATTATGAGATGGAGCTGGAACATAATTTGGTATTGATTGCGGGTCAATACTAACATTATTTGTCGTCATAGGTATATCTCTTGATGGTAATTGAGTAGCACCTACTAATGTAGCTTGTTGTAAACCATTTACGATTTGATTAATTGTAGTTTGATCTAAAGACATTCCAGAACCGCCTTGTTGTTGTGATTGTGTCATTAATTTTTCTTGTGCTGTTATAGTAACATTATTAGTAACATTTCCTCCACCAACAGGATCGGTTGGTAAATCTAAAATACTAGTTGATTCGCTCATAATTATTGTAAAGAATGATAGATTACAATAATTACGCAAATTCACCGGTTATAAAAAGGTAGGTAATTTATTCAAATTTAACTATTTTGGCATTTAATGCACATTTTGTAGCGACAGGAACATATTGAAGACATTTATCATTAATTTTATAAATTTTATCTTTAAAATCATCTAAAGGAGGAGCATAAAAAGTTAGACAATTACTACCTTTACATACTTTTCTAAATAGAGATGCTAATCCTAAACCGAGTAAAATAGACATAATTATTTTACCTCTTTCACTATGGACAAATTTTTCAAGATATAATTTCATTTATATATATTATATTATAAATATTTTAAGCTTGTATTGGAATTTTTGATATTAAATTTTCGTCTTTTGGACATTTTACATTTTTTTCTTCAAAATAAAAACAATTATCCGCTTTATCCTTAAATAAAACTTTATCTACATTTTCAGGACTTGGATATATATAGATTGTTTTCATTTCAGGACCCATCAAATAAATAAATAAAAGTCCAATTGCGAAACTTATCAAAAATATTGGCAATGAAATATACTTTAATATCATATATATATGAATATATATTTAAATTAGAAATAACCTCTACCAAAATCAACTTCCTTTTCTACTAAATTATTCATAGCATTTATTAACATATCATAATTCTTTTCTTTTGTTTCTGGATTTACATTATAAAGTGTTAAATAAGTGCTTTTATTAAATGAAGGCAAATTCTTAAATGCTCTATTATATATTGAAACTCCAAAATCATATTCTCCGTTTTCCATTTGTCTAGGTGGAATAACAAGATTAGGTGGTGTAGGTAATCTACAACCATTCCATTGAACACCATGATTTTTTCTTTCATTTACGCATTTTTTCATAAATTCTTTCATCCAATCTATATTAGATTTAAATTCAATCTTCAATTTTTCAGGTAATCTGCTCCATAAATATTGGTAATCTGAATTATTCCATGATATGCCATCTTTACCCAAACCAATAATTGGTTCATCAATTATTTCTTCTACTATACCCGGTTCTTTAATGTTAATAGTTAAATCCTTTTCTAATTTTGATACCTTTTCTTCATCTAAATCCTCAAATTTTAATCCTTGTTTTTTATTTTTAGTGCGTATAGGTTTAAGTCCAACATCATAAGCAACTACTTTACTTGTATATCCACTAATTAATATATTATCAGTTGCATATTTTCTTTGTATTAATTTACAGTGATTATTTTCATCATGAAAAACCATATTTTCACTATATTTAAGATGTCTAATTTTATTTAATAAAGGCTCTAAAGTTGTATGATAAATTATAGCAGCCTCTTTAGCAAACTGATTGTCATTATTTTCGTTCATTTTTTTAATACAATCTTTTATAATATTTATACTTTCATAGGATTTTACAAGTGATTCTTCTAATTCTAGTTTTTTTTCTGGATCTTCTACTTCTTTGTTCCACATATCCAAATATTTTTCATATATGGAAGTTAACTCAGATATATATGTTTTATTATTATCAAAATTTTCTAGAGCACTCTCAGTTGTAATTAATCCAAATAATAATTTATTTTTATCATTAATTATTATATTTTTTGCTTCAGTTATTTCATTTCTTATTGAAGTTAGCTCTTCATCAAGTAAATGTTTTACTCCAATATTTATCTCAATATTTAAATTACATGGAACGACTAAATCACCACAAGTTGCTTTAAATATTCTATGTTCACTAACTTTGTCATCAGCATCACGATAAGTAATTGAAAATATAGTTCCTCTCTTAGATGGTCTTTTACAATTAACACATTTTGGCATTAGTTTTATAAATTCATAATGTTTCTCTCTATTGCTAAGCGTTGGATTATTAATTATTTTACGTTTATTAATATTCATATCATTTTCAAATTTTTCCTTTAATCTATAATATTCAAATATAGCCTCATTTGGTGTTGGTATTTCTTGTGTTGTTGGTTTTATTGTTTTTGTCTTTTTTTCTTTTTTTTTAGGTGCTAGTAAGTATTCTTCGCTTCCAGTATTATTTTCTAAGTCTAAAATTGTATCTCTAATATTAACCCTAAGGGGATTTGAATTATTATCATCTTCATAACTTTCTGACATTATATATTATAGTTAATAATATATTTTTTAAGCAAATAACCTGTAAAACTAAATACCTGGTCTAGAATGTATTATATCATATTCATTTTCCCATTGTGGTAAACCAGTAATTAATTCTTGGTGTGCTCTCTGTTTAGCTATCTGAAAGTTTTTAATTTTTTCAAGTATATACTGTTGTTTTTCTTTATTTTTTTTCGCAATTTCTACTGGGGTTAGTTTACCTTTATATTTATATATAAGAATACCTCCTAAAATAATAATAAAAAAAATAAAAATAACAATATTAAAAATTGTATTA